CCTCGGAAGGAAATTTCATGTTCGTGAAATCGCCGAACTTCGCTCGCGCCGTGATCGTCATCACGTTCGCTTCTATGCTGGTAACGTCGAAATGCAGGGGCGGGTTCATGTGCGGCTGGTTTAGCCGCCCCTGGGCGTCCACGTCGGTCGACAAATAGGGCCGGTAGGTCATCTTTATGATGTCCGGGGTGCTTATGGCTTGGTCTATGTAGAAGAGGATGCCGGCTGCTACGTTGTCGATCGTTATCTCGACCTCCGGCGGCCTGTTGTCTTCCATGCTCGGCGGATCGTAGCGGAAGGCGTAGCCGATAAAGGTTACGAACTGCCCAGGGTTTAGCGGGGCGCTCGCTTCAAGCTTCGCGGTCCAGTCGCGCCAATCCTTGACGACTCGGATCGCTGTGGGCTGTCCCTGGTCGTCAATAAAGGACGGGTGCCGGAACTCCAGCGTCTCGAGGATTACCGTATCTACCGGGCAGGATGCGTAGGCTTCCTGTAGGGCTTCGCTCAATAGGCTGTTCGGCATGGCTTACGCTGGCGGGTCTATCGGCCGGTTTTTGATTAAAAGGGTTGCGGTGACTTCCCATTTGTCGTGCTCGATCTCTCGCGCCGTGAAGGGCGTAAGGAATCGTGCCTCGCACATAGTGACCCCTTTCCCGTTGCTGAACGGGTAGAGAAACGGGGCCGCGCCGTTGGCTATCTCGTAGCGGTGGAACGTTTCGAACCGGGCGAACTGCTCTTTCGTGAACAGCCAGCGCCGCGGGGCGTTGTCCGGCGTAACGGTGAACCGCTGGCGCGCGCGCACCGGTCCCATTTCCGGCTCGGTACGGATGACCGGGTCTATGGGCGTGAAGCTTGAGCCCTGGATGGCGTGGGCGGGTAAGGTATCCGGCCAGGTTGGGGTAGGCATTAGCTGACCGCTCCCGCCGCTCGGTTGAGCCCGTATCGGCGTTCAAGGGTTGGGGCCAATCCGCCGCCTCGGTTTATGTTCGCTCCGAGGCGTTGCTCGATCTGCTCGATCATGATGTCGAGCTGAACCTTGCCGCTTTCCTGCTTGGCTTCGGTTCTCGCCTGGGTGCCGGGCGCTTCGTGAATGTGGACCTCTACGGCCGGGCCTCCACGGAAATTCTTGATGTGCCTCGGGTTGTCCTCGGTTAGAACTTCCTCGCCAGTCTTGGCGATGATCGGAACCTCGCCGGGCTTGATCCAGCCGCCGGTATGGAGCCGCGGGGCTCCTGCGAACGCCAGGGCCGGGACAAATCCGGTGGTCCCTCCGCGGCCGACAATGCCGCCGCTGTGGAACGAGAAAATGCTCGCAAGGAATCCCATGAAGCCGGTTGAATCGCCGGAGCTCGCATTCTTGAATTGCCCAAACAGGGCCTCTACTAGCTGCCTGCTAGTCGCTTCCGCGATCATCCGCCTTAAGGTGTTGGCGAAGCCTTCCGCCATCCCTTCGAGCCCTTCGTCGAAGGGCTCGAAAAGGAAATCGGCGAACGCGGATTGAATGTTCCGGGCTGCCTGCTTGCCGAACTCGCTTAGTTCGTCGAACCGGCCTTTTGCGGCTTCCGCGTTTATGAGCTTGTCCACAAACTCGATTCCGGCGGTGTCGCCCTCGATCTTTAGGGCCTCGATCAGTTCCTTGTATCGCGCTCTCAATTGGTCGGTTTGCGCCTGGCGCTTCTCCGCTTCCGTGCCGGTAAGCTCGGCGAGCCGGAGGCGGACTTGCTCCAACTGGTCGGCGAGGTCCCTTTCCGCGTCGGCCTGGTCCTGGGCTACCTGGGGGCCTATGCTCTCCCGCTCGCGGGTTAGGTTGTTTATCTCGGCGAGAATCCGCGCCTGTTCGCCTCGGTCGCTCGTAAGCTGGAACTCGGCCTCGCGGGTCGCTATCTGCTCGTCTACGTCCCGGCGCCGGATCTCTGCAACCTGGGAGAAAAACGCTTCGATGGAAATCCTGCGCCGCTGGTAGCTCGCGGTGAGCTGCTGCTCGGCTCGGGTGTTGATGTCCTGTTCCTGGGATAGCTCCGCTTCGAGAATCTGCCGCCGTTCGGCGATGTCCCGCTCGCGCTGCCGCTTGGCTTCCGCGGCTGCTCGCGTATCCGCTTTTTGGTCGGCTTTGGAATCCCTTATCCGAAGGATTTCGAGCTCGGTCTTGATGTACTGTTCCGCCTGCTCGCCCGATAATCCCCGGAGCTCTGCTTCCAGCCGCAGGGCTTCGTTATGCTGCTGTTGCGCCTTGAGAAGCTCTATTTTCGATCGCGTGAGTTGCTCGGTCGCTTCAGCTTCCGCCTTGGCGTCTTTCTCGATTTGTTTTTTCGTGGCGTCGTCGATCGGCCGAGCGGCAAAGGCCAGGCTTTGTTGACCGAACGTGTAGACCCCGCCGCGCGGGGCCAGGAAGGTTTGCGGCCGGAAATTGTCGTCGAACGCTGCGGCGATGGCCGTTTGATCGATCGGCTGCCGAGGCTGTGCCGGTTGACGGCCAAGCACTTTCCGGGTAGCGCGGTCGATGTCGCCCAAGGCCGACTTGCCGGCATTGACGTTGGCGACGATCGTCTCGATCCCGGCGGTAATGGCCCGGACGGTGCCCGCCACGAAATCCGTGTTCGTGAAAGCTTTCTTGAATTCCTCCCAGGCGTTCGAAAGCCGGTTGACGTTGGCCTGGGCGGTGTCTATCTGCCCCCCGGTGCCGAAAGAATTGTTCAACTCGCGGGCGAACTTCGGCAGGAAATCCGTTGCGATGACTTGGCCTTGTTCGAGCATCTTGCTGAGCTCGGCGGTCGTCACGCCCATCGCTCGGGCCGCTATCTGGAACGCTCCGGGGAGGCGCTCGCCCAACTGTCCCCGCAATTCTTCGGCCTGGACGGTGCCCTTGCTCATCATCTGCTGAACGGCAAGGAGAACCCCGTTCATTTCGTCTGCGGAAAGTCCCAGACGGGCCGCGGCGTTCGCGATCGCCGTGAAAATCTGGCGGGTCGGCTCGCCGGCCAGTTCGGTCCCCTTGGCCGCGGCCGCCAGCTTCCCGTAGGCGTCCGCGGTTGATACCAGCTCAAGCCCGAGCCGCTTGGAAACATCGCGGATAAATTCAAAATCGCGGGAGGCTGCTTCGGTGGAACCAGAGACGGCCTTTAAAACGGCGTTGATCCGGTCAAATTTGACCGTAGTGTCGACGGCCGCCCGTGCCGCGCCGGTAATGGCCGCGCCGAGTCCGGCAATCCCGGCGGTCGCCAGGCTGAACGTGAGGGCGCTCTTGACGGCCGCGAGTCCGTCGCCTAACAGCTTCGAGCTTTTCGCGGCATCCTTGCCGCTCTGGTCAATCGACTTTAGGGCCGCGTTGGTTTCCCGCAGGGCCGCTTGTAGCGCTGCCGCGTTCGCGGATAGGACGACTTTTAGGTCTAGCTGCTCAGCCATGCGTTAGGGTGTCGAAAATCGCTTTCGTGTCGGTCCCTGGCGTTACTGCTGCCAGGAGCAACACCAGGAGGTCCGCCTGCTGTTCTTTTTCCCGCCGGTCAATCGCCTCTGACAACGCTTTCGCCTCGGCGTAGGTTAGGTCTCTCCAGTCGCTGAATCCGGCTCCGGCGAGCTTGACGACGGTGTCGGCGTAGCCGGTTTTGTGAAGGCTTCCAGAACTCGGGTTAGGCTGGTTCGCCATAGCGGGGCCAGCCGTCGGGCGAAAAAATCGGCGTTTACCTCCAGCACTGCCGTTGCCAACTCGATGACGGTGTCGGGGGTCAACGCCTCAAGGGTCCCGGTAGCGATGCCGGTGGATATGGCGAGCGAGTTCAATAAAGCCGCGTTCCTGTCGGGGTCGGCGAGAAGATCGGTCAAGTCCAGGGGATCGCCCTCGACGAAGGAAAGAACGCCTTTGATGGGCTCTACGGCTTTGACGAACGCCGGGATTTTCCCCATCGTCAATGGGCGGACCGTGACCGGCTCGCCGTTGACCTGAACTTTGACGGCCTTCGGCACGAAGGCTTCGAAATCCTGGCTCATTACGCGATTACTCCCTGCGCGCGAAGGAATTCGACTTGCCGCGGGGTCACTTCGATTTCCGCGCCTGGCTGGAGGTCCTCCCCGCGGTGCCGGTGGGGTTTCTTCAAGGTTACGACGACGCGCTTCGGCTCGGCGTCTTGGGCCTTATCGGTGGTTGCTTTGCTCATTTGTCTGATCTCCGTCAAGGAAAACTCGAAAGAAATTTCGGGGCTGAGTTTTCCAGCCGTTACGACTCGAAATCCCAGGTAAAGAACTGGTCACCGGCCGGCCGGTTGCTGTCCTGCAGGATGATTCCGGTGATCGGGAAGTTCGTCACGTTCTGCTGAATGAAGCCAAGAATCGCCGGGCTCAACTTGACCCGGTGAATCGTGCAACGGCATTGCTTGCTGTTGTTCGCGACGTTCTTGCCGGCGAAGACGACGACGTATTCCTGGTTTTGCGGGTTCGCCTTGAGCTGGTTTTGGGTCGCGTAGGTGTAATCGACGTGGACGGTGTCACCGTCGGTGATGTTCGGCGTCGTCGATCCGCCGGCCGTGAACTCGATCAATCCCTCGTCGGCGTGGACGATGTAGTCGTCGGGGGTGGTGTAGGTGTTGGTGCCTGCGACGTCGGTTACCGTTACCGATGAAACCTTGTTATGGGGTAGGGCGACCATCTTCCCGAGGCGGGCTTTTATCGGTTCGTCCGTCGTGCTTCCGCCGGTCCGCGTGGTATTGCTCGCTTGGAGCAACAGCGCAAGGTGCGCCGGCTTTACCGAGCGGGCCGCAATGTTGAGCGTGTACTCGGTTTTCTTGATGAACTCGGCCGCGATGCTGCTCGATCCGGTTACGTTCTCGATAACCTGCTCGCGCTCTACGTTCGGGGTTCCGTCGGCGATTTCGATGTCGCCGATGAAAGTAAGCCCTTGGTTGGTTCCGTCGGTGTTGCGGAGGCCGATGAATAGCTTCCCCTGGCCGCGGAAATATATAGTGTCGAATGACTCTGCCATGGTGCACCTATGGGGTGGGGGTTATGGTCAAGGTGAACTGCGTTTTGAATTGCAGGGGGTAGTAGCCGAATACCTTCGAGTAGCCGGGTTCGCCGCCTTGCGGGGCGTCGGTCAATAAAAGCGGGGTGTGCTCGGGGGTAATCTGCCAGCCGCTTAGAGCGTTCAATACGTCCATCATGAACGGGCCGGCTTCCTCTCGGACGGCTTGCCCGGTCCGCTGTGTCGCGGCGTTCCGGCAGGTAGTCACTACGGTCCAGCGCTGCTCTACGGTGACCATTCGTCCGTCGTTGGTGGCCTCGATTACGGTGTAGCCGGCGTAAACGACGTAAGCCGCCGGGGTGGTCTGCTCTATTTCCTCGATTTGCTCGAGGTCCGCCCGAGGTGAAACCTTGGCGAAGCTTGGGATCTTGGCCTTTATCCGGTCGACGATCGCTTGCTGGGCCGCGAAAAAGTTATCCATTGATGTAGCTCCGGATCTTGTCCAAAACCAAAAACGCGAACGCGATCATGGCGCCAATCTTGGTCAGGGCCCACAATGCGCCGGCTCCCTTGTCCTTTAATCCGACGAGGCTGTCGACCTTCCGCTCAAGGGTTTCAAGCCGGCCGTTTATGTCTTTTTTCATATCTCCGAACGCGCAATGAAGGTTTTCCATTCGGTCGGCGATGACCGCTATGGCTGCTGGATCGTTCGGGTCAATTTTTGGCGGTGTCATCGTCTCTGTATCGCCTGGCCTAAGTGGTTGGTAAGGTGTCCGAAAATCATCTTTCGCCAGCTTGTCGGGAGTCCTGATAGCGGGATCATCGGCCGCGGTGGAATGACGGTTTTCTTCGCTGCTATCCAGGGGCCGCCCCTGTACGCCTGGAACCTCAAGACCTTGGCGTACTTCGGGGTAACGATCGCGCCGAACTGGTGAATCGCGGCAAGGGAATACTCGCGCCCCTTCCAGCGCACTTTTAGGTTCGTCCCGACTTCGAGCTGCCGCCTGTCGGCCTGCGAAACGAAAGCCCGGCTTAGCCGTCCGGTGTCCTTCAAGGGCTGCCCTGAGCGCCATTTCAACGGCAGCCAGGGTTTGCCGTAGGGGTCTACCGAATTGCGGAAACCGAGGCCTATGTAGCTGATCGCCGATCGGCCTATGGAATTGAAAGCCGGCGTAAGGTCGCCGGTCTTTTCCTCCAAAAGCCGAAAGGCGTTGATGATGTTCTGGTCCTGGACCTCTATCTTGATCACGGCTAGAAGTCCGCCAGGGTCTCTGAATTGAACACGGGCGATCTGACTTCCTCGTAGCGCACGCTGTCGGTCGCTGTCGCTTCGCTGCCGGCGTCTAGCCCTAAAGTCGCCTTGCCGGTGGCCACGTCCTTAAGCCACCTGATCGCTTCGTCGTGGTCCGCCTTTACCTGCTCGGGAGCCCGCTGCGCGTACAGGAATTTCATGACGATCGCGACGGCGTGGGTGTTGACGATCGGCGGGGTAGACGCCAGGGGCAGGGCGTACCGGACCCCTAAGTAGGAATTGATGACGCTGTCGGCGCTCAAAATCGCGCGGTCGACGACGGCCGCGTCGATGACTCCGGCTCCGCTGGCGTCGGTCAACTCGATAAGCTCCTGCTCGCCCTCGGCGCCGCGGCTCTTGATGATGTCGTCAAGGGTGCAGTAGCTCATGGCGTGGCTACCGTAAAGGTGAGTTGCGGTGGCCATCCTTGGCCGTTGGGGTGGTCTATGTCGTGGACGAAAAAGGCGCCCATTTAGCCCTCGGTGTCGTACTGCCTGAGCTGGTAGGTTCCTGGCGTCGCCGCGTATAGCTTCGTGATCGCCCTGTCTATTTTTTGAATGTTGACCGAGCCGGGAATGATGAGGGCGTGAATGTCGCGGAATTGCCAGGGGCCGGAACCGGATGCTAAATTGCCTCCAAGAGCGAATTCGGCTCCGGCCGGGCTCGTGCTGTCGGCTATATCCGACATATTGTTGTACAAGCCGTCAACTATCTGGACCCCGTTTTTCCAGAGGTGAATTCTGCCTTTTCCGCCATAGTAAGCAGCGTCTATCAAAACAGCGGTATGCGTGTCCACGCCTAGCGCCGTGGCGTTGCTAAAGGTACGCGATCCACTGTTTCCAAGATTATCCTCAACGTGCACAGTTATGCTTGTCGAAACTAATAGGTTGACGTTCCAGCCTATGCTGAAGCCGTCCACGTTCGAGATCGCCGGGTAACCGCTGAATGACGCATTTCCCCAAAAAGCCAGCAATAAGGAGTTTCGATCCGTAACGTCGAAATCGAGAAGATTGGCCGCGCCGTAAACGTGCTTTAGTCCCGTCGCGTCTTCTTGCGTCGTTATCCATCCTGGTCTTGTGTCGAAGCACGCTGACGCAGTCAAGCCGCTTTTCCGGCTCAAGTGGTTCCCGTTGCCGGAAAAGTCTTCTACCTGGTCGCTTGCGTTCTTCGTGCCTTTCCACCAGCCGACATAGTGAGGGCTCGGGTAGTCTTTGGTCCGCTGGTGGAGCCGGTGCAGTGCGCGTCGGCCTGCGAGTCCTGCTGACTTTGCCATTACTGCTTAGCCTCGCCCTCGGTTTTGTTGGTCTCGGCCTTGGTCGGCTTCGCCGGGGCCTTGGTGGTCGCTTCCTTCTTCGGCTTTTCCTGTGCCTGCTCCGGCTCCGGGTCCTCGATCGTCTCGACGACGGCTTGGGCGCCGGACTCCTTCAAGGTTTCGACGACGTGCTCGGGTAGCTCGGCGCCTGGAGGGTAGGTCTTGCCGTCGCAGTCGACCCGCCATTTTGCTTTGTGAGTTGCCATTGGTTGCCCTCGGTCTTACGGATTGCCGCTCCCGGCCGTTGAGCCGGGAGGCTCTCTTGTGCCGCATTTAGGCGACTGCGTTGGTGAAGAGATAGCCCACGTCGTTAGCGACGATGACCTCCTTTACGCTTTCCCAAACGCGCACGCGCTGGCCGCCGCGGACTCCGATGTCCGGATCGGGCCGGGCGCCGGCTTGCCGCGTTTGAAACTGCGCGGTGTAGGTGAAAGTGATCCCGCCCTGGGTGTTGGCTAGCCGGTTGCGGTAATGGAGGGCCGCGTGGTTGCCCCAAAGCCGGACGATGTTCGTGTTCTGGCCTTTCTTGGCGCTGTTGTACCAAGCTTGGCCGACGATGATGTCCTCGATCTCCAATAGGGCCGCGAGCTGCTGGCGGGTTACTTTGCCGGTGTTGGCGCCTTGCCAGAAAATGGCTTCGATGATCTTCGGGTGTCGGGAAAGGTTGGTCCAGACGCGCTGCCCTACGATCAAGACGTTCGGCCGCATGATGCAGGTGTCGATCGCGTCCTGAATCGCCTTTACCGGGTCGCTGGTCGGGTCGCTCCACTGGTCCGCGCCCGCCAGCGTCGTCTTGTTGCTCGCGCCGTAATTGTTCGGGTTGAACGTCATGTCGGCGACCCGCTTTTCCCGGTCGAGCAAAATCAAGTCCGTGACGGTCTGCGTGGCGAACGCCTTCGGGTCGAAGTTTTCCGGGGCGTTGTCGATGTCGTCCTGCGGGATCGGGTCGTCGAGGCCGTAGTCCTCGGTCGAGTCGGTTTTCTCGGTCGCCTGGAAGTCGACCTCATTCGGCTTACTTTTCCGGCCGACTCGGGTTTCGGGTATCGTGAAGCTTTGGGCGAGCGGGAATTCCCAATATTTGAACTCCTTTTTGCCGACCGGAATTCGGGGGGATACCTCGTCGGCGATGAATCGCTCGTTCTTGTAGAGCTTGGTGACGCCTACAAGGACCGGGTCAATAGGGAAAGGGGCGTTTGCCATTTGTTACTCCGCGCGCGGCTGGTTCGTTAAGGGTTAAATCGTCAAGTCGCTACCTTAGCCTTGGAGCGATCCGATCGTTAGAAGGACCGGGATGGTGTCCCCGGCTACGCCGGAAACGAGGGCCGTTCCGCCGATGCTGTTGTTCGTGCCTGCGCCTGGCGCCGCTGCCACGCCTTTTCCGCTGGCGTCGGATGTCAACTTTTGCCCCCTGGTTACGTTTCCGCCTAGCTCTATCTCGGCGATGCCTATGTGCATCACGTCCAGGCGGTTCTTGCCTTTCGTGATGTCGTCGGCGCTTACGCCTAGCTCCATCGTCGCGCCGATGATGAGGTCGGTTGCGGCCGCGGCTTGGATGACTTCGTAGTCGTTCGCGCCTGGCTTCACGAAACGGTACGGGTTGACCGCTGCGGTGGCTACGTAGTTCTTGATCAAAATCGGGTTCATGTCGGGTCCTCGGGGCGTCTGGTGTCTGGCTTCGGGGGCTGGTCTTCCTGGTGGCGCTTAGGCTTTCTTCGTGACGAATGTGACGGCCTCGGCGGGGCTTACGGTGCGTCCTTTCTTGGCTTCCGCCTCGATGTACTCGGCCGCGGCCTTTTCGATGTCATCGGCGCTCTTGAGGTCGATCTTCTCGCCGTTGTCGCGGGAGTGTTCCTGGAAGTTGACAAGCTTCGGCATCCCCTCGAGGAACGACTTCATAAACTCGGCCGGGCTCTGCTTGGTGGTCTTGTCGCCTTCGGTGAACTCGACCACTCCGGTGCTATCCAGTCCGCACATGAAGGCGACGAGCCCGGCCTTGTCCTTCGGGAGCACCTGGCCTTTGCGGACAAGCTCGTCAATCAATCCGGTGACCTCGGCCTTGCGGAGGGCCGATTCGCGCTGCTTTAAGGCGTTCTCCCGCTCGGAGAAATCCGCGTTTTGCTGGGTCGCGGCGTCGAGCTGGGCTTTCAATTGGTTGACCTGGGCCTGCAATTCTTCAACGGTGGGCATGTTCGTGTTCTCCGAAAAGCTGGGAGGGTTGATAGGTTCGTTCTGCTTGGCTTCCTTCTCGAATTCCCGCCGGGCGCCGTCTTCGAGGTCCTTTACGGAATAGGCGGGGATCGCCTTGTCCGCTTCCTCGACTCCGTATTTGCCGATGAGCCAATCGCGGAGACGCCGCCATAGGCTGGCGTTGGTCTCGTCGTCCCAGGCGGAAAACTCGACGACGCCGTGTTCGTCGTCGGAAAAGCTGATTCCCCGGAGGCCTTTTACGGCCGGGGGCTGGGCGCCCAAAAAGCCGACGTGCCGCAGGTAGTAAACGCCTGGGACCGGGTTATTCGGGTTGTCGGGGGTGTAGAAGGAGGCGGATACTTTCTTGTACTTGCCGGCTTGAACCAGTTTGGCGAAGCCGGGATCAACGTCTTTCGGGATCGCTTCGAGCCCGTCGTCGGAATAGTCAAGCTTCTCGATCCAGCCGAACGCTGGGGCGTTGTCTTTGGGGTGTCCGACAACGATAGGCGCTTCGTGCTTAGCGGGGTCGTAGGCGTCCATCGTCGCCTTTAGATCGGCCTCGCTGAACTCTGCCGTCGTGCCGTTGCTGGAGGTGTGTTTGCCGGGTCGGAAAATGTTGATCGCTTTCATGGCCGCGAATTAGGCCATTTAAGCCGTTGAAATTACAAAGCGAATCTGGCGAAATCTGGCGAAATCGCCCAAAAAAGAGGCGCAAAAAAGGGGGCGAAAGCCCCCTTTCTCGGTCGGCTGGGTTAAAGCTCGAGGGCGCTGGGCTCCCGGTATTGCTTCGGCTGTTTCTGGAATCCGTACATCACCCGCCACACGCCGGCATAGGCGTCATGTCGGTCGTCTTCTGTGACGCTGTTCTTAAAGTTCGCGTAGTCAATCGCCTCGATCTTGTCGATCATGACACGGGCGAAGTCAGCCTTGCTGACGAAAACCCGATAGCGGTAGTCACTGGTTTCGCTGACCGTTATCGGCTCACCGGGAAAGGTCCGTTCCAGATCCTCGCGCCTGCGGGCTCGGACGACCAGGGTGTCGGGGTCGTCCCGGTGCTGAACCGCGGAAATAAAGGCGTCGTTTAGGAAAATCCACATTCTTGCTCTTCTCCGTTCGTCTCGTTTGGGGTGATCTTCCGCACTGCGTAGCGGCTGGTGATGACCCGGTGCCCGTCCCCGAACTCGACTAGGGCCGAATTCAGGCGACCGTTCGCCAAGACGCGGCACGGTTGCCCGTAGCGTTCCGGGAGCCACTTACGCCAGCGCCAGCGGTGCGTTGGTGCGTCGGACATTCTAGCCTATGAGCCCGGCCGTTTTTCGATACATTTCAAGGGTTTCCGTCGCTTTCTTCCAGGAGGACTGGGCGTATCCGTCGCTTTCCGTCCAGGCGCGCCAGGCGTCGTTTAGGTAGTCGTTCGTGCCTAGCGTATGGATTACGGTTCCGCCTACGGTCCAGGGGTCTTCGCCCTCGATCTTCCCCTGTAGGGTGTGAATCCTGAACGCTCCCGCGGTGGGGTCGGTCCAGCCTATGTCGAAGAAAACGACGTATTCCTCGAAGACGAAAAGCTTGTCTATCAATCGCCGGTTATCCCAGGCGATCTCGGCTACGAGGGGCTTTCCCTTGCGGCTTAGGGCTTCGCTAGGGTGCGAGGATAACATCATCGAGGCTTCTCCCGTCTGGCCATCTGTCGTACTTGTGTTTCTTGAATATCTCAATCAATTGGGCCTTTTCCGCCTTGCTGTTGACGACAATCGCCTGTAAGCCGTCGAATACCGAAAGCCCGTTTTTGAAAATGGTTTCGTTCCCGCCTTTTCCTGCGGCTGCCTTCCATTCTGCGATACCGGTCTTTCGGTTCCTGATGACATAGTCCTCGGTCGTTCTCCCGTAGGCGTCGTGATCGTAGCTTATCGCGTCGAGTCGCTTCAAAAGGTCCGACTTCCAGTAAATCGCTTGTCCGTAATTCGGGAGCTGCTTCGGGTCGATCCGCTTGATCCGGGTGAAAAAGTAATCGGCGCCGCCGCTGGTCATGTCCGCTTCCGGCGACATTCCTCGAGGAATTATCCCTTTCCTGATCTTCTCCGTGGTCGGGATCATTTTCCCGCCCGAATTTATAACCGCGTCCATGATGGTGACCAAGTCGCCGCTCGTTATCTGGTGGAATAAGACATGATCTCTGGCGAAGGCTGCGAATTCCTCGGGCGGAATATCCGGCCGGAAGGTTTTCAGGTAGCCGTGGCCGAATGCCTCATACTGTCCGTCGGGCCGGTACTCGGGCGACTGGTCTATGCGGAATCCGACCTTTTCGGATAGCCAGTCTTTCATCTTCGCGATGCGCTGGTCCTGGTCGGCGATGCCTTTCGTTTCCTCGAGGAAAGTCTGGAATCCGTCCCGGCGGACGTAGGCGATTTGGATCAAGTAAAGCTCTTCCCGATCGGCGCGCGTTGCCCGCCGCGCCTTGACCCCGAGTTCTTTGATCGTGTCGAAAACCGAAAGGGCCGCGGCTCTGTCGGTGCCCTCTATCGTTATTTCGACTTGGCCTCTTATCGCCTGCGGTGTGAACTCCGTTGTCGCCCAATATTGGACCTTCGCGGGGCCTATGGTGGCCTGGTAGTGCCGAAGGTCGACGCCTGATAGTCGGGTGGCTCCGGTCTTGTCTACGATCGCGCCGCGCTGAATCTGCTTTGTCGTCAAGTCCGTGGTGTCGACTCGCGTGAACCGGTTCAGCGTCTGTCCTATTGGCTTCGGCGTTAGGGTGTAGCCGGCGAAGTGGGCGGGGGGGTCCCATTTGAACGTGTCGCCCTCTTGAAGCCTGCTCAACTTTCCGAGGTAATTGATCCACGGCCGGTAGTGCTCCGCCCAGCGTATGGCTTCGGCTTCCTCGATTCGGCCGGCTGCGACTAGGCTGTCGACGTGCTTTCTCGCGTTGCTGTACCGGGTCAAGGCTGCGGTTATCCGGTCGAGGTCCTTTTGCCGGATCTTCGGGTTTGTCGCCAAGCCCTTGACGGTTTCAAGCATCGAAACGTCGAGGCTGTCTAGCGGCGCCGTATCCAAGCCCGCGGCCTTTTGGGTCGCCTCTGCCGTCAACTTCGCCGCCGCTTCTTCGCGAAGCTTGAACCGGGCTTTGGTGTAGTCCATCCCGTCTATGCGCTCGTGCCAAATCAGGACGTTGTGATCCTCGATGTCGCCGCTGTCGGTCGGTATTACGTAGCCGTTCGAGCGGGCGTCACGAATCTGGACCATGTCTAGCTCGGTGACGATATCGCCGGCATCGTTGGCGAGCTTCGCGGTCGGTAACGGTTGGGCTGCCTTCGGGTAGCGTTTTACAAGGTCGTCCCGCCGGGCCTTGAGGATCGCGATAAGTTCGTCTTGGGTCGCGCTGTCGGTCGGGCCGTACTTGCGGACTACCCGTTCGAGGTCGTCGTCGGTAATGGCCGCTATTTTTCGGACGCCTGCGATGATGTCGTCCTCGGTGACGTGCTTGAATACGCCGGCCGCTTGGGGGTTTATGCTCGGGTTTCGCAGGCTGTCCAACTCCAAAACGGTCGGGCCGAATAGGTTCGCCCCCTTGAGCCCGCCTTGGGCTCGGTAGCGTAGGGCGCCGCCTGCGTCGATCCGGTAGGCTTGCCCGGCCTTTATGAGCAGGTTGTCGTGGGCGAGCCCTACGACGTCCCAATTCGCGAGCCAGGCGTCGGCCGCGAAGCCTTCAAGGGCCGAAGCCGGGGGCTTGGTGGTCAATAGTCCGCTGTTCCGTTCGAGACCTTCGACGATCCTGCTCGCGATGCCGATTCGTCCGTCCCTCCCGGTGATGAGGTGGGTTTCCGCCACGTTCGGGACGCCTGCGAGCCGGTAAAGCTTCCCGGCCAGAACTTCGTTTCGGGCGATGTCCTCGCTATTCGGAAACTTGATGTAAAACTTTTCCCCGGTGGTGACGTTCTGGAATAGTCCGCCCGCGTTGCTCCCGGCCTGGTTTCCTATTTGGGTCATTTCGTCCCAATGGATTACTAGGTCGTCGCCGGTCTTGGTGGCGAGGTCCTCTGCCGGTTTCGGACGCGCCGCGGCCTTGGCTGCCTGTATCTTCTTTTGCTCGGCTTCTATCTTGGCCAGGAATGCGGCTTGCTCGTCGGCGCTTAGGGTGTCGAAGGCTGCCTTTTGCGCCGGGGTCGGGGCTTTGCCGGCGAGGACGTTCTTCTTGTAAGCCGAAAGCTTCGTCAGGTTGGCGTGGTGTTGCTTGAGCTGCTCGGCCTTGGCCTTGACTGCCGATAGCTGGGCCTCGGGGGTGCCGTTCTCCCAGCCGGGAATCTTGGAAAGTTGCTTGAATGCCTTCTTTTTGAATCCGCCGGGATCTTGGGTCGGTTGCCCTTTGGCGATCAGGGCGAGTTCCGTTTTCGCCTTTTCCTTGGCGATCCGGAGGGCGACTTTGTTTTTCGATCGCTCAAGCTCAACGGCGCCGAGCTCCTTCGCCATCATCTTGATGGCGTCCTGGGCCGCGGCTTCCGCCTCGGTCTTGGCTTTAAGCTTCGCGGCTCGCTCCGCGGCTTTCTTGATCGCCTCGGCCGCGGCTTGGTCCTGGGCGGCCTTTTCCGCGGCAAGCTTCGCCAATTTCTTGAGGTAGTGCTCTCCGGGGTTGTAGTCGAATCCTGGCTCTACCACGAACCGGCCGGTCTCGGGGCTTATGGGGAGGGTGTATTTCTTCCCGGTGCGTGGGTTTATCCAGGTTCCCTTGGTTTCCTTCGGGGGCGCTTTCTTCTCGATCCCGAACTGTTCTAGCTCGTCGTCTGAAAGCTGTATCAGGTGGCAGCGGCAATTCCAGGCGAGGGGCGGGGTGTGTGTCTTCCAGAATGCGTCGTCTACCTTCCTGACAACTCCGTCTAGGGCTCGGTGCTCGGGCCGGGTCCGCCCGTCGTCTATGGCGTCGTAAAGCAGGTAAGGGGCTTCGGCCTTTTGCGCCTGTATTTGCTCCCATTGCCCTACGGCGTAGGCGCTCATCATGTTGGTTCGAAAGATCGTTTCGAGCCGGGCTGCGCTGCCGAGCTGGGCTGTTACCTGCGCGCCGGTCAATGGGTCGGTGACGAGCTGCTTGCCCCACCATCCCTTGCTTTGAAGGTAAGGGGTCGCCCGTTCCTGGAACCAGCGCAGGCTTTCCCCTTGCGCGATCGCCTGGTCGATCAACGCTTTCATGTCCTTCAACATATCCGCG